ATTAGCTGTGATATTTCCACTTAATGTTAGTGTAACTTGATTCTTAACAGAAATCGTTTGCGTTATAACAGGAACAAATCTGTTTAATCCATACGCATATACACGCCCTTTGTTAGGTGCGCCTATATATAACCATTCACCGTCGGCATTAAATACCAAACTAGTGCCAAGTTGATCACCTGTGTTGCCAACAATAACTTGTCCTCTATTAAATGCAGTTGAACTTAATGGTTTGTTGTAGATGTAAACATAACCATTACCATAAGCACTAGATGGAGAGCCTACAGCTAAGATGTCATTATCATTAGCATCAACTGCCAGTGTCACTGAAGAACCAAATGCTCCTGAATTCGATGCCAATGGTGCTAGAGTATATCCTTCAGTGAATTGCCCTGCGTAATTTTTTAAGAATGTTGAGACAGTGCCTGATGCAATAGCTGAACCATTGGCCGCGGTAGCAATACCATTAGGTGCTCCAACAACCATTACTAGATTGTCAGAAGTCATAGCAATACTCGTGCCCCAATTGTCACCAGTGACATATTCACTGGTTTGTTTTTCTAATTGTTGGGTATAGGTCCAAGGTATAGCTTTTTCATAAACACTCCAAATGTTATTTGCAGTGGCAATAGGCACACCTTCTCCTAGGGTAGTAGAAGCATTTAAATCAATCCAAATCTTCTCGCCAACTTGCCATCCATGCGGTGGGTTACTTAAACCGTATATACGTGCATCTTCCATGAATTGGAAACGCATGCTATCTAATCTAAATAATATTGCAGGTGAAGTCGCAGTTTGTGAAGTGAAACTTGATGCTAGTGTACCAGTAAACAATACTTGAACATTAAATTGGTCAATAACACTATATACTTGATAGAATCCATCAAATTGTGTGCTGAATCCTTTAATCAAGAATACACTACCTTCTGTGGTGTTTGTGCCTGCTACTAAATTATGTGGATATTGGCAAGTAATCGTAATGTAACCATTTAGACTGTTCGAAATCTGTGTTACATTATTATTAGTTTCTGTAATACGATAAACATTCCAGTTCTGTGTAAAGTCTAAGGCTACCCAAATACGATATCCACTGCCCATGTTAGCAATATTATTGTCTAGGTCTCGATAGTTAGCAAGATCAAATATAGTCAAGTCAACATCATTGAGATTTACATAACCTGCTGTAGGAATATCAAGATTATAATTACTAGAACTAGTTCTAATTAAAGCAATATTACCTGTATATTCGCCGTATGATCTATACAATTGATTTTGGTTAAAAATGTTAACCCCATTGCCTAGGTTATTATCGGCCGCAGTTACAAACTGTGCTATACTTGGATTAACACCAAATGCATTTTCAGCTAATGGAATTTCTAAATATGGGTTACTGTCTAATGCGCCGTATTCGCCAACACGGAATGCCCATTCTTCATAGAAGTTAATGTCACTGGTTAAGTTATTGAACTTGGCACGCAACATTTGGTTAACAGCATTAGCCGTACCTTTCTGTGTGATAAATCCTTTGTAGAATTCAATTTGCGTAGTTTCTGTCAGACCTAGATTTGTTAGGTATTGTCTAGGTTTAAATCCTATTAATGCATGGCTATAATCTAAATTATCTTTGTCTTTGATCTCAGCATAGCTGTCATAATATGATTGAGCTTCTACTGCTAATGTTGAGAAGTTAGGTAATAGTCCTGTTTGAATCTGTGTTGATGTTAATAATGCCCAATATTGGAATTGGAATGTTGGGTTAGCAATAACATCTTGCAGGGCAGTGTAGTATTGATTTTTATATAATACCAAATCGCCTTGTAGATAATCAGTACCTTGATCCCATGTATCAACCTTGCCAGAATTATACATAAAGCCAGGTGCAGTTAAACTACCGTCCCAGGCTCCAGTTTTCTGACCAATAAGTTTTAAACGATACTGTCTATTACCTGTTTGTGGTTGATAGATAACATCATTGAATACGTCAATGTTGTCAAAGATCAATGCACTTTCAAATTGCACTAGATCAACTTCAAGATACCCAATTACACTTGCTGGATTCAATAAGTTTAAGGTAAAATTAGAAGCTGTTCTTAACACAGTGTAATTATTATTCTTAACTAGATTAAAATTTTGATCTAATACTTTACTACCGTATTGGCTGTCTGTAATACCAGCAGTGATCGCACCAACACTAATAGCACTGATTTGATCTGCTACAGGACTTATAACTAAAATACTTCCTGGTGCCCATCCTTGTTGTGCCCAGTATAAGAACTCTTTAACTGACAATTGAAAATTGCGCACTTGACCAAGAGTTGGGTCAGATTGTGTAAAGGTAAAGCCTTGAGCTATTAGATAGCGTTGGTAGCTAATTAAGAAATCAGCAACCTGTTGTTGGCTAACAAATTCAAAGCCATAAGGAACTTTCAATTTTAAGTTTTGATAGTTATTAAATATCACCGCACTACTGTTTAATATGGTAGTTTTAGTAGCATTGCTATTAACTACACTAGGAATAATAGTGAAGTATGCATTGTTTAAATCATATCCGCGAACGCTATATCCACTATTAGTTTTTTCAACAATAACAGCACTGTAGATTAATTTACCAATAGGTGTTGGACTTTCGTTTACATAAACTGTATAACTTTCATTAGGCACTACGATACTATCATTTGTGCTAGTTGGACTAACTTGTTCAGCTAATACCTGTAGATATTTTTGATCAGTAAAGCCTGCTGCTTTGTAAGCCAAATTAACTTGATAATTTTGCAATAACGGAGTGATATATGTAGACGGATTAATACCTAAATTAGTTAGGTAATCTGCTATCCAGTTAATATAACCAGCCCCACGATATACTGTACCAGAACTAGTGTCACCATTGAAATCAATTTGATCCTGAGTTAAATGATGGTTAGTGCCTAGGGTTAGATATTGTTCAGAGCCAATAAGAGCACCCGTGGCATTGTTTTCTGATATATTATACAATGAATTAATATATGAATAATTGTAAGTGTCAATTAGTAAACCAAAGTATTTTGCAGGTTTAGCCAAAGCAATTGCCTGTTGAACTGCAAATGGAAACTCACTACTTTGACGCCACGCAAATTCTGTAGGACCATATTGGCCCACTGCCCATGCATTTGCCACACGTGATCCATCAAACGATTTGGCTAAAATTTCTGCTGGGTTTAATAAATTACCGTTTTGGTCAACCGGAATAACTTTACTCAATCCTGGTCGAACATAATGTATGTCTATGCCCTGACGTGGGCCTTCTACAATGCGACCAGCTTCTAGGTCTGCCCATAACAATTGGTTGCCGCCAGTATAAGGAGCAGGACCATAATAGTTTTCCCACCAGTCTGGCATAATAGCAAAGCCTAACATCTCCCACGGAGTTATGTTAGGGCGGAATGTATCATAGAAATATTGATAACATGCACGCCAGCTACCTGGTAGTTGCTCCCCGTCGATCACATCAGGGAATGATGCGTAGTTCCATGTAAATGGATTGTTACCGTCAAATGTTGAATTAGTGCTAAAATCTAAATTATTAGTGCCGATCCAACTTAAAAATGCCGGACTTAGTAATTGATTAACTTCGTTGTTCGAATATCCTTCTGTAACTACAGTTTGTCTAAATTTACCAGGCACATATTCTAAAATATCACCGTAAGTACCAGTGTCAGGTAATTTGATATTGTTGTAGATGCGTAGTTCTAATTCTAATAACAGAGCATCACGGTAATCACCATAAGCAATAGTAATGCTACCATCATGACCTCTAATAGTATTTGGTGGTGCTAGTGTTGCATTAACCATACCACTACCTGTTGTTGGTCCTGTAGCAGTAAAGTTAGATCCTACAATGTTAAAAGCGGCGCCCACTGATGTAAAATCAGTGGTGCCTAAATAGGTTATAGTATATACTTGTCCCGCGATCAATGACCCGGCAGGTGTTGGTTGCGGTGCTCCTTGATAAGCAGGATCTTCTGATATCATCTGCGGTATATATGGTGGCCATAGTCCCAGTTTAGTAGGAGTTTCAGGAATATAATTACCATCAGTGCTAGAGTATTCGTAGATAGTTATGATATCACCAGCTTCTAAATTAATTAGTAAATTAACTGATGGAGTATCTGTGCTAAAGGAATATTGATAGTTAACAATCAACTGCCCTGTTTGCCCTGCGGCTAATCCTAGATCAGCACGTGCTACACTCGGTGTAAAGTAAACCAATATTGCTTGATTGCTTAATGCTTGATCATTAAAGATACTTGTTATTTCGTAATTAGTAACCGTAGGATCAAATACAGTATATGTCAGTGTGTTTTTCAATGGACCATACGGAACCATATCACTATAATACCATGGGAATGAATTATTCTTTGCAATGTTAATTTTGGTTAAAATTGTATCTACACTAGCCGCTGGGTTATTTTGGTCAAGACCAGATAAGCTAACAGCCAATTGCAAGAATTTATTTTTAAAACGTGTGTATTCTTGTTGTGCATATCTTAACGAATCAATGAAGTTAGCTTTAGGATCAGTCAAGAATAATGAAGCATAAGGTACTGGTGCTGAATGTTGCAACAATGTACCGCCTTGCGCTGATATATCAACATCACGTAGATTACTAGATCCAAGTATGTTACCTACCACCACAGTGCTGTTTTGTGCTAGAGCAACTAAGTTGTTGCGCATTTGCCCTAATGTCACTGTGTTAAAATCAATATTTTGTGCATTTACATCTAAGTTTTGTGGTACTTGATAAAAACCAAGTTGACTTACTTGATCACTGTAAACTAAAATAACAATCTGATCACCAGTGGTCAATGTAGTTGACAGGGTAATAGCACTGTTGGCTAATGTCCATTGACTAGCTTGTAAATGTGTGAAGTTTTGGTAAACTTTTACATATGGTATAGATGCAGATGTTTTAGGAACTACGTCAATAACAAATGGACTATTAGTGCCATCATATGTATAGGTAATCTGTTGATATTGTTTACTATCTTCAGGAACCATATTCCATGTATTTTGAGGCATCAAAGTTTGACTATTGATTATACTTTGTAAATATCCTAAACTAATATTCTCTGATAATATATTGCCAACGGAATTAGCATAGGTAAATGTGTCTGTATTAAAGAAGTTTTGAAATACAATATCTCCCTGTGTGCTGAAATTTAAATAGGTTAATGGAAATCCTAATACACTATCATTTACTCCAGCTGAGTTTAATTGATATCCAAATATTTGTGTTCCTTTAAATGTGCTCTTGGTGTATGCTGAAAAGCTCTTGCCTGATGGATCAAATACATCAAATAATGGAGGTTGTTGCAAACCAGTTTTTTGTTGTGCATCAATCCATGTTGTTCCATTGAACCACCATTCACTACCTGCATAAAGGCCCTGCATAACCACAGTGCTGTCATACGGATTAACATCACCATCTGGTGCTACAGTTAATTCAATATGATATGGACCTGTTGGCAATCCTGTAGTTGAATCTACTAGATATTGAACTAGGTTAACCACATAAATTTTGTTTACCACTAGTGGGTCTGCTTCTGCGGCAAAAATTACACGTAACCCATCTACTAGAGTAATACCAAACGCAGTTGTATAAGGTTGCCCTTGTAGAGTAGCAAATGCATCTACGGTAGTAGTATCTAAAATATCAATCGGTGCTAGCCCTTTGCGGCCATAATTGTATAACAATGTATCTGCATTAAATTGTATAATCGGACGTTGACCACGTGATGCTTGATTAAACGAAGGTTGTGTACCATTGTATGCTGCGGTTGCTGTAATAACATCTACATGGAACCAACGATTGTTACGTGACCAAGCATTACGGTCAATACTTGAACGATTAATTGTGATATAGTCTGGAAATATTTGACCAGGATATGTTAATGCATTTGCGGTATTATATGCTTCCGGAGTAACTAATTCAGCAACTGGAACTAATCTAATTCCTTGGCTACTACCTACATTAGTAGAACCAACTTGCTCAACATAATATTGATTATATTGATAGCTAGTTGGTGATACATCTGCGCCAAATTGTATTTTTAATCCTGTGGTAAATTCTACTCCGTTAGGACTAGTGTAATTTAATTGTCCTAAAATATCAGTAGTTACGTCAATGGTCCAATTATTGTAATTTACTATTTTAACAGTTTGATAAATTGTTGGATCAGTAGCATCTTGGATATACAATGTATTCAAAGGTGCTGTGATTAACGGAACTGGGTAGAAATATCCATCAGTGTATTTGTAGAATTCTTTGTTAGCGTTAACTAATCCATAAGTTACATATACTTTTGTATTAACCTGCACATCTTGTATAGGTATTAATTGCACCAATGGATCTTTTGCGCCTGTGCTAGGAATAGTGATACCTGCATCAACTAACACAACCTGCCAAACACCATATCGTGGAGTTAGTGCAACATTACCGCTAGGTGCTGCACTGATAATAGTACCAGCATTGTATCCTGGAACTACATTACCATGGTTATCGTGAACTACTGGGTTTGTCCAATCAGCATCGCCGCCTTGGTTAGGCCAAGTATCTTGATCAATGAATATTAAATACTTGCCATTAATTGACCCAGTGATACCTGCATATTCTGGATAGGTAGTTAAAAACTGACTTAGAGTTTTATTTTGTAATGTGTTATATGGGATCGGAGTAGCATAGTTAATATTATACACTGTTGGCATAGACAAATAGTTGTCTTGTGCATTTGCCTGTGGAACATTAAATGTTATAGTACCAACATCAATACCATTATTGGTTACACCTAGCACATCTCTATTAGAGATAGTGCTGGTAGAAGGAACAGTTCCGCCGATGCCTTGGCTGGTCTGAATCCACACAGGATATCCTGGTTGATTAACAGTGAATGAATATGTACCGCCTCTGGCAAGAGTAATGCTATTGTCTACTACGTTATTTGATGTAAAAACATAGGTTTCTGTGCTGGCGTTACGTGTAACTGTATAGTCAGTCTGTAATGGTAATCCTGAAGTATTAACTGCCACTGGGTCAGGACCATTAGGCAACCAATAGTATTGACTAAAGTTAACAAACTTATCATAAGAAATCAATGGATCGAAACTGTAGTATTCTTGATCAAACAATCTACTATGATTGTTAGTAATACCGCCGTAATAATCAATTTGATTCAACAAATCTACATACGTTGAAAAGAATGTAACATTATTCTGTTTGTCACGTATTACGATACTAGGTTCAAGTTGATAATCTTGACGTTCATCATTAGGTTCAATGATGTAACTATCACCAGACTCGAATGTAGGAGCAAACGTGCGACCAATATAACCATATAGGTTAGTAAAGTTTGGTTCGCTAATAAGCTGATCCATTGTAGCTGATGTGAACTTTTGATTCGTATCAGTTTGGAATATTCCAGGTAAAAACTTTAGTGTGCGTCTTGCGGCCATTATAATCCTAACTCGTTATGAACTTACTACAGCACCAGTGATGTTCAACTGTGCGGCTGTTATTGCTGAAATTATTTGAACATTATCCACAGTAGCTGCACTGGTGATAATCTCATTTACGTTACAATTAACCTGTAACAAACTACCAAACACACTGCTATTACTTGCAGGCACAATAGTAATACTTGAAATGTTAGGAACCAACTGCATGTGTAAATATGCCGCTAATTCACTAAAATAGAATGGTTCTTCAAAATCCCAATTACTAATATCAAAATAACTATTAATTGCAGCAATTACACTACTTTGAATTTCATTGTCGCTAACAACTACGTTAGGATTCTTAATCACTAAGAAATTAGCCTGTAGTGTAGGATCTGCTTTAGCACCAAACAATGGTTTAAATGCTGCAGGATTATAAATGATTGTATCACTCATAGCCTTGTAGTTTTCTAAAGTGCTGTAACTAGTTTGCAATTCTTCACTTGTTGGTGCTGTTGGTTGTGTAACTGTGCCAGTGGTATCTTGCAACCAAGCGATATAATCAGTGGCATATTCATCTGTTAAGATATATAAGTCCATGATATTATTTGGACTAGGATCTATACGACGATTATTTGGACTGTTATGTCTATATTGGAAATATAAACTTTGGCGTCCTATAAATGCTGAATAACCAGTTACTAGATTTAATGTATATACTGCGCCATTAACGCTCAATTGATAGAATGTATTAGTTGGTGGAATATAAAATAATTGTCCAGGTTGATAAATTGTTGCAGCCTGTTGTGCCTGTGTCAATGATGTGTAAATTGAAACCACTGTGCTATTATCCACAGGAGTTTGTGTTACAAAATTGTCATAGCTACTAGTTGATTGGAAATAAACATACTTGCTAGTAGTATTTGTGTCAGGACTAACCAAAGTTTCGAACAATTCTGGGTTATCTGGTAGGCCATCGTTATTTGCATCACTGAATGTAATTTTAATTCTATTTTGATCTATATAACCATCAACTTCTGTGATACTCTTATAGATAAACCAATTATAGTCAATGGCCAATGGATAACTGTCATCGGGATCACTGTTAACTTTTAATATGTTAATTTGATCTTGAACAACTAATCCTGTAGTAATATCATAGATTTTAGTAGTATCATCATAGTAAAAATCAGTTTCCAATACACTAGCAAAGATGTAATCTAATCCGCGATAGCTAACAGTATATGTTTGGAATGATGTAGTAAATGCTATTAACCAACTACTGTCTAGACTTTGCCCGCTGGTGTCGCCTGTATTAGTTAAACTAAAATCACTTGATATATTTAAATCATTAGGAAGAATTATATCCCATGTGCCTGTGTTAATATCATAACGTAGACCAAAGTTAGCGTAGGCCTGTATGTAACCTACCATTGTTGCTACTAGTGCTGTTGGAAATGCTACATTAAACACCGCAAATACTTTATCTGCTACTGCACCTGTTGGTACTTGCTGATTAATAGTAATCGGACCACTGCCATTAGCTAGGTTGCCCGCACCACCGTTGGTGCCATTACCAATTAACTGCACAATATTAGCATAGATATAATATTTGTCACCTGGCTTGTTTGGTGTTCCTACTTGGACATTATTTTGTGCATCAAAGTAGTTCCCTGCACCTGCATTAAATCTTACTATAGAATTTTGAACAATATATTGATTGTTGTTGGTTACACTAGACCCAACTTGCACAATAGATCCGTTGGCATTAGTAAAGTATCCAGTAGCTCCATTGGCAATAGTTGTAGATTTATTCCAATATAAATTAGTCAATGCAATCGTTGGATAGTTTGAATAATAAAATTGTGTAGTTTCAGAATTTTGTGCAATAGGAGCAACTTGATCATAGATCACACGATAGATATCGTTAGTGGTATTGTAGGTAAAATTAAATGTGTTAACAAACGGATCACGGTAAAGAATACCATCATCACAGAAAATATTTGTGCTAGAATATTTGCCTGTTACATCGATAACATCTAAGTATCGACTAATACCAGAACTTGTGCGATTAATTGCTTTAACTTTAACAATATCACTGAATAGCGTATAAGGTAAGATGTTATAATCTTCACCTGTGATCATACGATTCTGTGTGTAGAATTGTTGTGGTGCTTTTTGTCTAATGTCATCTAGGCTTTCACGGTTAGCAGAATTTGCCACTGTGTATTGTAGACTGGCTGTAATCGTTAATGTTTGAACTACACCTGCGGCATTAACATAGTTAATAGGAACTACTACGCCTTGCATTTCGTCAGGAGTAATTTTATATTGTAGTCCATTGCTGGTTCTGTAATACACACGGAAATTACCTTGTGGGATATTAGCAAAACTACCATCACCAAACACTAGATTAATTTGGTCGCCTGCAAGACTCGAAACTTGATAAATGTTTAAATTCTTACTTTGGTTGTAGATAACATTGGTTGCAGCCACTGCTGGAACTTGTTCCCATAGGGTATTTAAATTACCATTGCTGTCTAATGAATATAACCAAACATCTGTGTTGTTGATATTGTTAACTGGAATAGTATACACACGATTTGGAACACTTTCTGCAAAGGTAAAGTCTTGGCTTTGCAGTGAACCTTGTGTAAAATATAAAAAGAATCCTGTATTTGGACTATCATTGCCTAGATTATCATTTTCATTTAGAATAATAAATGGTACATTAGGATTTGGATTTGCTTCGTATACGTAAGTTTGACCAGCACTAGTAGCACTAACAGCTTCAAAGTTCATTGAAGCACCAGCAATGACAGAATTAAAGTCATATACTGCTAAAATATTTGGTACAAGATTAACTTGATATTCGTTAAATGTAATGCCGTTAATTATTTGTCTGTTACTAGGTTTACCAATAACTTGATTGTTAGCTAAACTGGCATTAAGAATTAAAGTAAATTGTTCTTGCCAATTGCTGTTATTAGCATCTGCCCAGTTGATAACAAAGCCTGATAGATTAATACCATTACTGTCTATTACATTGTCTGTGGTGCTAACTGATTCAAATTTTAAGAAGCCTGTTGCAGCAACATTACGTTTAGGATTATAACTAACTAGACGTGCTAGTTTAAGAATACTGTCACGACGTTGAGCTGTGTCAATGAAATTTTCACGTGCGTTTAAATCGCCGCGGAATGCTAATGATTGACCTAAGAAGGCAATCATATCTATCAGGGCAATGAATTCACTTGATTCGATGAAGTCATTAAAGTCTTCAGGATAATAAATCTGAAGATAACTGATCATTGATGCACGTAGCGTTTCGAAATCATAGCTTTGGAAATCTGCGCTACGGAATGTTTGATACAGTTTAGTCCAATCTTGATTGACTAATAAACTGGTTTGTCGTGTCGTGGTTGCCATGCTTCTTCCCTGTTATAATGTATTTATCAGGGTTAAAAACTACGTAGTTTATTAAGAAGTAGTAAGAGTGTTTGTGGTACCGTTGAAGTTCATCAACATGGTGTTCACTTGATTTGTTAATACATAACGCAATTGTAATTGAATTTGTATACCTTGTTCAAATTCTGTAACAACGATATTTTCAAAAGCCACACGCGGATCATAGCTGGCTATGGTTTGAACATCTTGTGTGATCACTGCTTTCAGGTCATCTGTAAATGGCTCGTGCAAGATGTTCCAGATAATAGTCCCAAAGGTAGGATTCATCATCTTCTCACCTTTACGAATATTAAAATTATTAAGTATGTCTTGTTTGATCAAGGCAAAGTCAGTCAAGCGAAAATTCTTACTTGATGCCTGTGTGCTGAATCCTATATATGTAGTAGCCATGCTAATATTTATCCTGCGGTCAGCCCCGGTAATCGTGGGGCTAACACAGATACTGCCCACACTCCTCGGTTATAATACATAGCACCTGTTGCACCATTAGTATCACCACCAATTCCAGTTTCACGCCATTTGTGAGCACCGCCTGCACCTAATAAGGTACTGACTGCTAGCATGCCTCCGATTTGTGCAGGTGTCATGTCTGTAGATATTGCTCCTGATTTAACCAATTGATTATAGTTTCTTATGAGGAAATTATATTCAACAATATCTTGAGTTGCATGTGCTTTTAAATAGTCTGAGATACAGGTTATATTATCTTTGCCAGTCCAAGCACCCGGAGTATTTAATAGTGAATTCTTTGTAGTTGAACTAGTTACATATCCTTGATCATGCAATACTGCTGCACCTTGTTGATATTTGCCTAGAAACGCCCCTTTCCAAGGTAGTTCATAGTTATTACTACTTTCTGTCCATCCTTGTTGCGCCATAATTGCTCTAACTTGATCAACAGACAACGGGCCTATACCGCCAGGTGGTACAGGTTGTGTTCTTGCCGCTGAATCAGGAACTGGATTTTTTACACCCACGCTTTGTGTAGTTGATAGTTTAGTAGCATCAACATTGCCGGTATAATTAGTTTCAGGTTGAAGTGCTGTGCTAGTAGGAGTTGCCGCAATCACATTAGTTGCACCACTTCGGTCATATGGCTCATGTGTTGGTGCTGATGTAACTATAGTTCGCAATACATTTGGATTTGACTGCCATATTTCGTTACTATTTAAGGTAGTATCTGCTAAGGAATTAGTTACCAATGGTTTAACTGTGCCTGGCGCTTTTGTCTTTCCTGACTGAGCATACCAACCTGTGCCATCAACTGCAACGATACCACCTGCCTTAAGTGATATTTGTCCTGCGGCGCCAACAACTAATTCTCCGCCAATGTTTAATTGTGCGCCACCAAGCGTCTGCACATTTAATGGGCCGTTGGTATATAAATTAGTAGCATTTGAATCTACTTGAAATGTTTGACAATTTAAACTTATATTGCGGCCTGCATTAATATTAACATCAGTGTCGGAATGTAAATTAATCGCACCTTGGCTACGCACATTAAATCCAGCATCAGTAAACACGTTTACTGTGCCATTTGCTGATAGTTCTACCCAACTAGTACCGTTAGCTGTACCGATATAGATAAAATTTTCCGAGTCATTCATTAACAACTGATGCCCGGCTGCTGATCGTAGACGCACCAATTGATTTTTATCCTGTGCATCACCGTCATCCATGATAAAACTATGTCCACCTTTGCGTGACTTAACAGTAAAATAATTGCTTGGCAGTGTACCGCTATTTAAATTAGTCAAATAGTTAGGATCATTGGCTGGATCATTTAATGGGCGGCCTGGTGTTGAAATGCCAAATACATAACTAGGACTTTCACGTTGGCTACTGCTAGTGATTGCTCCGCGTAATGGATCTTTCTCTAGACCTTGTGATTGTAAGATGTTATACTGTGTTTCGTGTATTGGCTTAGGAATATTATAAAAATCACCGCTGGTATAATCAGTATTCTGATTTTCGTTAAATTCAGCTACAGGAACAACATCTCCTTGAGCATATGATTTTTTATCTGTGTCACTTAAACTTGTAGTGTCTACACTTGCAGTGCCTGCAACTGTGGGAATCATATAATGACTAAGATTGGTGTTAATACAAGCTAACCAATATCCACGCAAAGGGTCACCGGCGATAAACATTACAATAACTTCTACACCAATGTCAGGAGGTACCATCCACATACCATAACTATGATTCACTGTGGTAAATGTATTAGAGGTAGGACTAGTATCTGTTGTTTTGTATACTTGACTAGTAGAACCTTGGAACGGGCTTGCATAGCTAACTGTGCGCCAGTTTTTAGGATCATCTTGCGGGCCACCAAGGTCAGGTATCCATACTTGAACACGGCCACTGCGGGTTGGATCTAAATTGTTTTTAACTATACCAATATAAGGATAAGGATCTACTCGTGTGCCTGTGGCATCTTCTCTTCGAAGATTTTTAATTACCTTATTACCTATTCTTGCATCAATTGCCATACATTATATTTCCTTGATTAGGTTATCGCAGCGGCGCCTGGTAGTTTATTTCCTGCCACTGATATTGGAGTAAAATCCGGAGCATCTTGTTCTGTAATAGTTTCCGACGGTGCAGTGTTGTTTAATGCCATTAGGTCTTGTTGTCCTGGCATATATCCACCGCCACCTTCTTCAACTTGATCACCATAGTAGCCGCCCGAGTAATCAGGTCCCACAGTAGGAGAAGCTGTGGTAGCTTGTTGTCCCGGAACTTGATTGCCTGAGTTTGCATCAGCTTGAGCTGCATCACTCGGCGCAGGTGCACCGCCACTGACTAGTATACTAGGTGTAGGTGCTGGTGGTTGTATACCAACTTGCGCTTGTGGTGTTAATGGTTGACGATTAGTTGATGTTGTAGCAGTATCTTGACGTGGTTCTCTAACCAATTCCAGTTCTTGTGTAAATTGTCCGCCCTGGAACATGCTAGTCACCACTAATACTTTATATAGTCCTGAAAAAATACTTTGATGATACCCATTATCGTATTTCATAAATCCAGTAGATTCGTCAATATCAACAGGAACCTTAAAATTTACTTCAACATATACCGGGCCTGCATCCATAACTAAACTACCATTTCCTGGTAATAATCTTGGATCTTTGCTAGGCACTGTTGCAATATTTGTTCCAGGCAACGGGGGATTGTAAAAACAATCATCTTGTTTGATATAATCAGGGTCACCGATGATTTTCAATTTTAAATTTAACATATCGGATTTACTGCCTGTCATCAAACTGTCTGAAAGATCAAGACTAGCGACCTGCTTAGGAGTAGTAGATCCGCCTGTGGCAGCGGCTTTGGAGTTTTGCACCACTGGTTTTTGCACCACTGGTTGTAGGGTATTTTTAAAATTAGGTCCTATCTCTCCATTAGGGCCGGTGTAGTTAGGGGCATTTGCTGTTTCACTATCTGTTTGTGCTTGCTGTGCAGTCGGCGCCACAGTGGACTGATTATCTCTATAGGCAGTGACTTGATTATAATACAGTGCGTTAAACTGCATATCGAGATCCAATACATCATCATTCAATCCAGTATACATATAGTTGTATACTTTTACAGGATTTTTTGTTGTGCCTTGCGGGCCCACTGTTGACCAAAGATTATATATTGTATAAGTTTGAATACTATATGTAATTTCTCTAGCATAGATATTTCTGATATTATCAAACCCTAGCATTCTAATAGTCGGAACAATCTTAAACCATTTTAACGGTTTGTTAGCTAATTCTGCTTTTTTAGCTGCATAGGTAGGATCTTCTGGGACTATTAATTGTTTTTCAATGTAATCACTACTTCTAATCACATATTCAAGAAGTTTTTCTATAGTAGTTCCTGATTGCACTTGAAATATAGCCTTAGTAGGATCGTATATGCCTTGTGAACTTCCTTTTTGGTTAGACTTAGCCATTGAGATTTGGTCTGAGCTCATTGGTGCATCTTTTGGTGTGTTTGTCAGTGCTGTATTAAAACTAGCTGTGGATATTTCATCACCTACAAATTGAAAACGGTATACATCAGCTACTCCAATTTTATTATTTTTTTGTAATTGAGTAAACCAAGAATTAATAGCAGTTCCGTATGAATTAACACTGGTATATGATGTAGTAGCCGGTGTCGACGACGCCGCAGTATTTGCAGTTTCTCGTTGAGTTGCAGATTGTGCGGCTGATATAGACGCATCAGTGGCACTGTCAGCAACTGATTGAAAAAATTCTCCCACTGTGGTTGCTGTCACTTCGAAGTTTGCTGGAGTGCTAACAGAATCTGCATCATAAGCACTATGCGGATATGGTGCACCTTTTATATGATATTCAGTTCCTTTGGTTGTTACTTTGATATCCATTTGTAATAAACGCCATGGAAATCTTTTCTTCAGTGCATCTATAGAACCTTGCAGATTACCAGCATTGTCTATAGCATAGAAATCAATTTGCAACATATGAGGTAAATCTTTATAATTCTGCACTTGCATAGCATCAGCCATTCTAAGGATGCGTTCTACAAGAGTAAATCCATATGGTTCTATAATAGTAAATTCAAATTGCAATACATTAGTATTTCTATTAACCGGTCCTGGGGCTACAGTTGATTCCATAGTAAAATTTTCAAAATAGAAATCTTCACTAAAAAATGGGTTTCTTGGAAAGGCTGATGACACTCCTTGTGTCCAACGGCCAGCACTGGCAATTAACACATTTGCAGGACTATATTTTTGTGTTTCAACTACTAGATTAAATTCTTTTGGCGTCATTGTGTGCCAACTTAATCCATAGATATAAGATGGATAATTGTGTAGTCTATTAGGTATCGGTGCTGTGCTAATTGTGTCCGGATTAGGATTTGCAACATTAGCCGCGTTAGGTGTGTTATAATTTGGTGCAATATTTAAATTTTGTGTTAGCGCAGCCTGACCAGGAACTGATTCTCCTAAAGTAGCTTCATTGGGACTAGCGCCAGTAGCCACAGGACTACCTACACTAGGGTCGTAGCCGCCATTAGCCTGTTCTGTTTGATCACCGTAATATCCGCCTGCAAAACTCGGAGATAGATTTTGTTGTTCACTAGCGGTTAATGCTACTTCTCCTGGAACACTGTTAGCTGTGGCAATAGTAGATCCGCCACCACTAGATTCGGTCTGCTCACCATAATAGCCGCCAGAGTAGTCAGGTGCTAGCCCTGTGACACTAGGTGGCGGAGAGTTAGGAGTATCTACAAGTTGAGTTTCAGCATTATCTTGAGTAAGAATATCAGCCATTGATTACAATCCTAGTGCTGCTGTTAGATTTTGCTTTTGTGGCACATATATAGTAACCCCAGGTTGAAAATCAAAAATAGGATCCTGTATTACATTAGGATTTCTGACAGAAAACACCCACCATAGCCCAGCATCGCCATATAAGTCAAATGCTAGCAAGTCAGGACGTTGTCCGTATATTGCATCAATTTGATATTGTATGTCAGTAGGGTTCAACGGAATGCTCGGAATATTGGCAACATCTAAGAAAAATCCATAGATGTCCGTATTAGCATAAGGACTATTTTTGCTATATGTAACACTCATTAAATAAATCCTCCGTATGTTCCACCTGGTGTTTGTAGTAACTGGCCTGCAGCAAACTTGCCGAGATCGAATCTATTATGTAAATTACTTCTACTATACATCGGACGCAAGGTTACTGAAATAGTGCTTAATGTTGGAACTCTAGTAGATGTTTGGATGCTGGTAGCTCCAGTGGCGGCATTTAGTGCATTAGACACTGTTGATACCGCTGACTGAACTGCTCCAGGCAATAGCTGTTCTGCTTGATTTATTAAACTGCTAGCACTACTGCCCATAACAGAACTTAACATAGGCACTTGAATATAATCTACTTCGTTAGGCAGTGTATGACTAAAACTAGTAATCACGCACGGTATATGAGGAAAGTAATGACTACCATAGCCATCTAAAAACACAATCGGAGGTGGGTTACCTAAATCAGCCCCTTGACCAAAGAACATCTTAGTTGCTGAACGGAAAAAGTATACTGCGGCCATTAAATATTGGCCATCACTCATGTTTTGGACAGTAAATTCTCCCGAGATGTTGATATCTGCCACTTCTGAGTTATTATAGAAATGAGCGGCATAATTACTATGTGTAAGCTGTGTAGAACTATAATTAGCATTGTGTGTAACCGTGATATTTGGTGTATACGGCCAAATTACTCCGCTGGTTTGTTGCAACGGTGCTTGTAGTGCATTTGAAGAATCTTGGTAAAATATTTTAGCATTTGGTGATAGGCTAACACGAACACGCCAATCATTTTGTCCTGCTGATGCAGCCCCGCCCAATGCTGAAATACTTTGAAATCCAATATTAGGAATGCTTGCAGGTAAACTAGTAGCTCCGCCAGGCAATAACCCAGCTATACTTAAACGACTAGTTGTAGGATTAAGTAAATCATAAGGAGTGTTACTGCCGCCACCAAAAGTGTTAAGGGCTGGCGCACTTTGACTTTGATTAAGTAATCCTGTTAATATAGACATTTTACGAATACCTCTTGTATAGTGTATTTATAGGCTTTATAATAGTAGTAGTTAAAAGGAAACCTCCAACCATGAGAAAGGTGAATTATCTCAATAATAAAGATATTCTAAAAGAAATTGCCAAAAGTAAATTAACATATTGTAGTTTTCTCGATGATTCAGTTAAAAGTTACGATATGATTGTTACCGGTGTTAACAGTATTACCAAAAAAGCAATAACAGAAGCACGCAAAGCCAGAGCAGAACGTCTTGCTAAAGAAGCACAAGAAGTAGATATTCTCAATAGCGTCAAGAAAAAGTTAGATGAATATCTAACTCCTGTCAAAGATATACCACAAACTGATGTAGTATTCCGTGTTATGACCTGGGAACATATACCTATCGACGAACTAAAGCAAAAGAAAGCTGATGCTAAAGCACAAGAAGAATATGATGCTGACGAAGATAATTTTGAAACCGAATACGACGAGCCGACTGTGGTTAAAGGTGCAACCAAGTATACCAAAGTCAACTTTCCTCCGTTTAAACACTATCGTGTAGACGAAGAAGGAAATCCAGTATGCGTTGGCCTAAGTCATTGGAAGGGCGGCATAGAAACAGGCAAATTTAGCAAAGATCATGGACAAATGACAGCAAAATTGGCTCATATGTTCATCAAATTATGTGAACGCTATGCTACTCGTAGCAACTGGCGCGGTTACACATATAACGACGAAATGCGCAGTCAAGCCCTATTACAGTTAAGTCAAATCGGTCTTCAATTCGATGAAGCCAAATCACAAAATCCATTTGCCTATTACACAGCGGCAATTACCAACAGCTTTACACGTGTTCTTAACATCGAAAAGCGCAATCAAAACATTCGTGATGATATCTTAGAAATGAACAACTACACACCAAGCTATACACGCCAAGGAGACTGGGGCGGTGGTGGTTGGGGCGCCGACGAATAATTGGTAAACCTCGCATAGACCTGCGGGGTTTATTTCACGTATACTAATTTATATGGCTAACTTATTTAAAAAAGCAGCAGTGCTCACTGACATTCACTTTGGATTAAAGTCTAACAGTCAAACGCATAACGATGATTGTTTAAACTTCGTCAAGTGGTTTATTAAAACAGCAAAAGAGGAAGGGTGTGAAACCTGCTTCTTTACAGGTGACTGGCATAATAATCGTGCCGCTATTAACATCGTTACTCTTAACTATAGTTTACAAGCCCTGGAGTTATTAAATGCCGCATTTG